CGAGCTGTGCGACGAGCTGGGGCACGACGCGCTCTGCCCCGAGGGGCCGCTCGTCCCGCGCGCCTCGATGGGCGTGTGGCCCAAAGGCGTGAGTGGGAACGCGTTCGGGCCGCGCCGGCTCCGCGCCGCGCGCGCGCTGATCGCCGAGATCACCGACAACGGCCGGACGATCATCGAGCGGCTTGCGATCCTCGGCGGCCTCATGCGCGACCCCCAGAACCTGATGCACACGGACGCCGTGCAGGTGCGCGCGCTCGGCATGCTCAAGGACCTGTTCTGGGGCAAGCAGATCCGTGGGCAGGTCCACCACACGGGCGCGGTCGCCCACGTCCCTGTCACAGCTGAGACGGCGACCAAGCTGGCCGCGCTTAGCCCGGAGACGCTCGACGCGATCGAGCGTGCCCACCTCGCACTAGCAGCCGAGCAGGCGATCGATGCCGAGTTCACACCCGCTCCAGGGCCTTCCGACCCTGGAGACGATCAGAGCTGAGAAAGCGCGCCGCAGCCTCTCCGAGTTCGTGCGGCAGGGCTGGCACGTCCTCCACCCCGGGCAGCCTCTCGAGTGGAACTGGCACCTGGAGGCCGTGTGCCTGCACCTGCAGCTCTGCTACCTCGACCTGCTGCGCGCGCGCCGTGACCGCTCGTTCGCGCAGCCGCTGCAGAACCTGCTGTTCAACGTCCCGCCTCGCTCGGGCAAGAGCATGATCGTGAACGTGTACTTTCCCGCGTGGGCCTGGCTGCACGACCCGACGATCGAGTTCCTCTGCCTCTCGTTCAACCCGGACGTCGCCGGCCGCGACGCGCGCTTCTGGCGCGACCTGGTGTTCTCGCGTTGGTACCACGAGCAGCGCGCCCACGCCGTGGCGCACGCCGGGCTCGTGAACTGGACGGTCGGGAACGTCACGGCGCTCCGCTCCGTGGTGAACTCGGCGCGCGGGTCTCGCCGCGCGAAGGGCCTCAACGCCATGGTCATGGGCGAGAACTCGGACGTCCTGATCATCGACGATCCGCACGACCCCCGGGCGAAGAACATGGAGAACGCCATGGCGGCGACGAACCGCCGGTACTCCGACACGGTGCACAACCGCATGAACGACTTCCAGCGCTGCATGCGGGTGGGCATCATGCAGCGGCTCCACTACGAAGACTGGTCGGCGCACGTCCTGGCGAGCGGGATCTGGGAGCACGTTATGATCCCGATGGAGTTCGACCCGTCCCGCGCGCGTGTGACCGCGTACGGCTGGAGCGACCCGCGCACGCAGGAGGGGGAGCTGCTGCACCCGGCCCGCTTCCCGGCCGAGTGGTGCGAGTCGGAGAAGCAGCCGGGGCGCCTCGGCGCGTACGGCTGGGCCGGGCAGATGCAGCAGACGCCCTCGCCTGCGGGGGGCGGCATGTTCCCGCGCGCCGCGTGGCGGTTCTGGAAGCCGGACGGGCGCAAGGAGTTTGACGGGACGCCGCTGCCGCGCCCGCATGGCTGCTACGACGGCCCGGCGTACCCGCTGCCCGAGCGCTTCGACATGGTCGTGCTCTCGCTCGACGCCTCGTTCAAGGCGCACAAGGAGAGCGACTGGAACGTCTTCACGGTGTGGGGCGTCAAGGGCGCGGACATGTTCCTGCTGGAGCGCGTGCGCGGCCACTTCATCGCGCCGCAGACCGTGGAGCAGTTCCGGGCGATCGAGACGCGCATGGCCGCGCGCGGGATCCGCATCACGCACCGGCTGGTCGAGGGCAAGGCGAACGGCAACGCCGTCATGCAATACCTGGAGCACGAGGTCCCGGGGATCATCGAGATCAACCCCAAGGACTCGAAGGAGTCCCGGGCCTCGGGCGTGCAGGCCCTAGTCCTAGGGGCCAACGTATACCTGCCGGACGGAGCGCCGTGGCTGGGGGAGTGGGTCGAGGAGTTCGCCACGTTCCCCGTCGGCTCGCACGACGACCAGGTCGACAGCTTCACGCAGGCGGCGAACTGGCTGCAGGCCAACCGCAGCACCAGCCTCGCCGCGCTCGCGCGCGTGAACATGAGCGCGTTCAAGCGGGCGCTCACCTAGCCGGGGTGGCGTCGCCCGTCCGGGCGAGCCATACTTCGGAAGCAACCCAAGCTCCCCGAGGGCACCATGGCGAATGCGCTCTATGACAAGGGCCGAGAGGGTTTCCTCGACGGCTCGATCGACTGGGACACGAACAACATCAAGGTCGTCCTGGTCGATGAGGCCGACGATACGATCGACCTCGCGGTCGACGACAACCTCGACGATCGCGCCGCGGCCTCGCGCGTGGCGACCTCCGGCAACCTCGCGAACAAGACCGTCACGAACGGCGTCGCCGACGCGGACGACGTGACGTTCTCGGCCGTCTCCGGCGACCAGTTCGAGTCGTTCGACCTGTACAAGGACACCGGCACGGAGAGCACCAGCCGGCTCATCGCCAACATCGACACGGCGACCGGCCTGCCGGCCACGCCGAGCGGCGGCGACATCACGATCCGCTGGGACGCGGGCTCCAACCGGATCTTCAAGCTGTAGCCATGCCGAGCATCGTGATCCCGAAGGGCGTACAGGAGGCCCGCGTGGGCCGGAGCGGCCAGCTCGTCCTGCTGGTGATCGGCGGCAAGACCGTCGAGATGCCCTGGCAGGCTGCCCTCGAGCTGGGCCGCGCGCTCGTGTCGCGGGCGCGCGACGCGGAGGAGCAGGCCAAGGCTCCGCAGGTCGCCCGGGACGCCGCGATCCTCCTGCGCGCGGGCGCGCGCATCGGCCTGTCCAGCGATCCCAAGATCCGGGACGAGGCGGGCAAGCTGGCCGCCTGGGACGAGGAGCTGCGCCGCTGCATGCCCGGCGGCATCAAGTCTCAGGAGATGCTCGGCCGCCCGGCCATCACCGTCCACGAGAAGAGGTAGCCCTATGGAAGACATCACCAAGATCGACGCCGCTCTCGCCGCGACCGACGCGGCCATGGCCGCCAAGGAGCAGCACCGCGAGGCCATCAAGCAGGAGCTGCGCGCGCTGGAGCAGAACCGCAACCGCCTGCTCGCCATGCGCGAGCTGCTCGCGAAGTCGCCGGCCGCGCGCGAGGCCCTCGTCCTCGCCGCGAAGTCCATCGCGTCCGGCGAGGCCATCGGGATCCCCGGGAAGTAGAGGAGCCCAGCGCCGTGACCCGCTGGCGCATTTACTACGACGACGGGTCCGTGTACGGCAACGAGGACGGGCCGTGGGGGGCCGCGCCGCAGGAGGGCGTGCTCGCCGTGGTGACCAACGACGGCCGTGTCGTGCAGCACGCTGGCGCCGACTACTACTACCAGTTCGAGGACGGCAGCGTGGCCGCCACCGGCGACCACGGGACGGTCCTGCGCGCCATTGGCACGGAGGGCCTGCGCGAGCCGGGCTCGGTGAAGATGGGCCGCTGGGCTTCACCGTCCAGGATGGAGCGTACCTTCCGCCGGATCCGCGAGGAGTGGGGCCGTGGCGACTAAGACGTTCTTCCTCACCAATGCCACGCTCGACATCGGCGTGGGGACGTTCCCCCAGGAGATGTCGGAGACAAGCCCCGGCTCGGACGCTACCAGCTCTCCTAACCTCGGCTGGGTCGTCGGCACCGGCTCCACGAACCATTCCGAGTTCCAGGCCGGGTCGAAACGAGCGAGCACGACGTTTGCGTCCACGCCCGTCGCGCCCGACGGCTCGATCAACACCACGCTTGCCGACGCGTGGCGCTCCACGGGCAAGCTAACCGGCACCTTCGCTGCAGGCAATTGGGTCGCCCACGGCGTGGTCATCGGCGTGACCAATAGCGGCGCGCAGGACGGGCGTATCTCCTTCCGTCTCCTACGCAGCACCTCGGCCGACGGCTCGGGCGCGACCGAGATCACCAGCGCGCGCCAGGCCGGCTCGCTGTATACGAACCTCTCCACGACCCAGCAGGACTCCAGCGCCACGTTCGACCCAGGCAGCGTCACTCTTACCGACGAGTACCTGTGGCTGCAGATCGGCTGCGAGCGAACGGGCGCGGGCGGCATGTCCACGACCGACGTCGTGTTCCGTGTCGGCACCACGGCGTCTCGCATCACCACTCCGAACTTCACGCCCGGGACGATCAACCTCGATCCTGGAGGTGTGGCGGGGGCCGAGGCCTTCGGCACCGCGGTGATCGCTGTATCGATCACAGCCTCGAGCGTGGCGGGCGCCGAGGCGTTCGGCACGGCCGTGGAGGGGCAGACGATCGACAGCACAGGCGTCGCCACCGGCGAGGTTCACGGCTCGGGCACGGTCGAGGTCACCGGCCCGGCCGGGGACAACATTGACCCGTCCGGGATCTCCACCGGCGAGGCGTTCGGCACTGCCGTGGAGGGGCAGGCCGTCGCGCCCGCGGGCGTGGCCGGCGCGGAGGCGTTCGGGACGGCTACGGAGGGGCAGGCCGTCGCGCCCGCGGGCGTGGCCGGCGCGGAGGCGTTCGGGACGGCTACGGAGGGGCAGACCGTCGCGCCCGCGGGCGTGGCCGGCGCGGAGGCGTTCGGGACGGCTAC